CATCGGATTCGTTTGCTTGTGTAATAACACTGCTAGCCAAATACATGTGACCTTTGTGGCCCATACCACGTCCCCAACCTACTACCGCAGCCTTGCCTTGACCTGTTCGATTTAAATTTTCAATAAGTTGAAGTAATCTCATGCTTCTTTCCTTGGTGCCCAGTTTGCTTGGTCGATTGTTTTAACAAATTGTCCTGGCAAATCATTTTTAAATGGAGTACCAGGATGTGCCTGAACATATCCTTCTGGTTTTGTTTGTCTAATGCCGCCATGTGTTCCACGGCTAAGTTGTTGTATTAGTTTCATTTTTTCATTAGTTATTAACTCAACTGCTGTTAATACACTATTTAACCCCGGATGGCTCAAAACTTTCTGGGCTTGGCTTGCACTTACATTGTTCTTAACCCATTCTGCAAAGTTTGCCTTAACACCTGCTACACGTAATTGTTGATTAAAGAATTTATACAATACATCTCCAGGCTTGCTTAAACCAGGTTGACCAGCAATAAAGCTGTCAATATTAGCGGCATTTTGTTCTATATAACCAGCAACATGGGCAAGCCCACGCTCGTCGACACCAGGAGCTTCTTGCACATAGGTTGTACCTTGCACGATAACGTCGGACGTACTCAATTGTTCTGCATCTGGATATCGCTGTTCTTCTCCGCCAATACGATCATACCACCCAGTTGCGGCCACCATTACTTTGGCACCTTTAATTCGTTGTCCTAATTCGCTTTTTGCGGGAATGTGGAAACTGGTAATGTTAGGAGTAAAGTCATAGTCACCAGTTTGTCTATTAAGTTTAACAGGTTGTAACGGACTAAACAGTATGCCGCCTTCTATGAATCCACTTTCAGGACTAATTTTTTCAAAGTATGGCCATAGGCTACCCATACTCTTTGCAAACGCCATTCTCTTTTTATCACCTGCGACCGGATTACCAGTATTAAGAATAAAATTTTCAATATCATTGGCGCTGTTCATCATTGTAGGAACGCCGCCTTTTGTCTGTTGTGCTCCACGTTTTAAATATTCCCAAGCATTTTTAGGAATTAAATGAAATGCACCTTGGTCATCACGACCCCAATATACAACTGGGCTACCGTCCCACTTTAGTTCTATGCCGCCACCTTCAGAACCCATGTGACGTAAACGCTCGACAGCATGTAAGCCGCCGTTACTCCCATTTGTAAAAACTAAATCTTCGATATGTTGATACTTACGGCCAACTGCGGGGGCCGCTTCGTTAACTTGCTGTGGACTAACAGCTAACCAACTTGCACCTGTACTTGCTTTTTGGAATATGTCGTTGCGACGAGCTTCATCCGGTATAGCGGCCATTATACTTTCTACACTGCCTAAGTCTGAACCTTTGGCATGTTTACCAAGCAAGTGATGTGCAATTACATCTAAGTCATCGCTAATAAAATGTGCCTTCTTACCCAATTCATCTCTTGCATACAATCCTTCGTCTGGACTCCATAATAAACCCTGACTACTTGCTAGTGCGTTCATCATCATTTGTTTGTGGACGCCTTTATAAGGACTGCCAGCAGGTATACTATGATGGTGGAATTTATGTACCTTCTCTGCATTACCTACTGCTTTAATATCTACTTGATAAAAACTATTTTTGTACGGTAATAATATGTGTACAGTTACTCCGGTTTTTTTAGTTTGTAATCCTTTAGCTTGTAAATATTTTTCTAATTCAGCTCTTGTAGTTTTACCGTCTTTAGTACCAAACTGTTGCATTAGTTGATTAAGATCAACCATGACATCTAAGTCTCCGCTCATTTTTCCAGGAGTAGGAGTTGCGGCACTGCCGATTAAATGTACGCCAGTCTGTATACCTTTAAGATATCTGTTAGTTTCGTTTGCTAGTTGACCTGCAATGGCTTGATCAAAATGCTCGGACTCTGGCCATATATTTCCGCCCTCAAGTAAGGGACGTTTGACGTTGAGGAATAATTCGCGTAGTAGCATTATTATCCCTTGTACTTGCCGTCACTAATGTGTTTTAAAACTTCTTCATGTATTTTATTACATACTTGTTCACACATTTTGCTATCGATCTCATCCGGCAATTCACGAATTGGATATTTACGGGTATAGATTTTATAGCTTTCTTTAACAGCTGGCTCAAATACATTTGTATTTGTCTTGCTTTTCTTAGACATGTTATCTAAACAATTTGCAATAGCTGGATATGTATGACGGCGATAGACATCGTCGTCCTGATTCATGAAATGTATGAGATCTTCAGCCAAGTCAAAGTTGATTGAGCGTTTGCCGTTTTCTTTGGTAAGAAACTTCAAATCGTCAAACTTTTTACCCTCTAATAGTTCCTGTATGCGCATTTTTAAGCCCGTTTAGTAAATCAGCAGAGAACTCTGCGGTTAGAGTATTTATCGCTTTTACAATCAACTAGTCTTACTTAATTATGCGCTCTACCTTAGATATGCTCCCACCTAGATGCATTTTAGTCATCAATAAGTTATTATCACCGGTAATGTAAAAGTGTGTGCCGCCCCAACTAAGAGGTTTACTCAGTTCTTTTTTGCAACTTTTTGTCAATTTTAACTTCTTATTTGTTTCAGCCCACTGTATAAATGCACCGTGCTCTTGATTTGTTTTGCCTAAAGTCACCCTATATTCAAAGTTCATCTTGGGCATTATTATGGTATTGCTATCTAAAATAACGTTAGCAGGCGGAACACAGATATATTTTACCCTATCATTATCTATCTTAGTGATCTTATCTATTTGCTTCTTATTATTACCATAGATACTGATCCATGGACTTTCTACTCTAACATCAAAATCGGTCATGGTAGATAAAACGTTATGCAATTTAAATGCGTAGTCTAAATCTCCTTGAGTTTTAATATGAGAAGTGCGCCATTTAGATGCGGTACTTTCTAAATTGATCTTTGTTAACTGATCAAATGCTTGCTCAAGTCCGTTTCGAAATAACTGCGCACCGGGGCATACCACTACTATCTTGTATTGGTATTTCCTGTAAAACAACTGAGTTGTAGTTTTAAATTGCATCAATTGGACTAGTTACAATATGATCGGTTGGATCAACGGTTAGTAACGGTACTTTAGGTTCTTTAGGGGTAGACAACAATACTAGCTTGTCATCTTCCAACGCAATATTTAAAATGCCACCGCTTTTTAAATTACCAAACAACATCATCTTAGCAAGGTCACGTTTGATCTCCTTGTCAATGACACGTTGTAACGGCCGAGCCCCCATCTTAGAATCAAAGCCTTTAGTCAATAACCATTCGATTGCATCTTTGTTAATTTTGATTTTAATGCCTTTGTCTTTAACTTGATTACGCAATTCGTCAATGAACTTAACAACAATTTTGATCATTATATCTTTACTTAATTTGTTGAATGTAATTACACCGTCCAAACGATTACGGAATTCAGGAGTAAAGAACTTTTTAAGATCTTTGTCACTGTATTCTTTTTCTTGACTTCCAAAACCAATTGCGTTCTTTTCTGCTTCGTTTGCACCAGCATTGGTAGTAAGAATTAGGATCAAGTTACGACAATCTGCTTGTTTTCCATTTGATCCTGTAATAAAACCGTTATCCATCATTTGTAACAATACTGTTGTTACATCCGGATGTGATTTTTCAACTTCGTCAAACAATAGAACAGCGTTAGGACTTTCTTGAATCTGTGTAATTAACAAACCAGCATTTTCTTCAAAACCAACATATCCTGGTGGACTACCTATCAACTTAGAGATGCTGTGCTTTTCTTGATACTCGCTCATATCAAATCGTAGCAACTTAACACCCAAGTGCTTAGATAATGATTTAGCAGTTTCAGTCTTACCACAACCAGTTGGACCCATGAACACAAATGATCCAACAGGTTTGTTTTCACTCTTGAGTCCAGCTTGTGCCACAATGATCTTATCTACTACTTCTTGGATTGCAAAGTTTTGCCCGTATACTTCCTTTTCAAGTTTATCTTGTAGAGAAATTAGATTAGCACTTTCTGTTTCGGATACTTGCTCTTCGGGTAGCTGAATCATCTTAGCAAGTTCAAACTGGATCTCACGCTCGCCGATGATACGATCATCTGAAAGTTTCAAGTTAAAACGTGAACAAGCTAAGTCGATAAGATCAATTGCCTTATCTGGCAACTTCTTGTCTGTTTGATATTTTATCGATAACTTAATAGCGGCATCGATCGCATCATCACGGATTTTAACACTATGGAATCCTTCGTAGTATTTCTTAATGCCTTTAAGGATCTGCTTGGTAACTTCCATCGTAGGCTCGTCGACGGTGATGCGTTGGAAACGGCGCATGAGCGCACGATCCTTTTCAAAGTGCTTACGATATTCTTCCCAGGTAGTACTGGCCACAACTTTAATATTGCCTTTGCTTAGTGCCGGCTTCATCATGTTAGCGAGATCGTTAGCACTATTGCTAGCAGATCCTGCACCACTGATCATATGTGCCTCGTCAATGAACAAGACAGTTTTACCTTTCTTAGCAAGACCTTTTAGGACCATCTTAAATCGTTCTTCAAAGTCTCCGCGATATTTGCTACCAGCAAGCATAGCTGAAATGTCTAAGCTATAAACTTTGTAATCCTTAAGGAAATCTGGAACTGCACCCTTAACAATATTATAGGCAAGTCCTTCTGCTATGGCAGTTTTACCTACACCTGGATCGCCAACAAGTATTACGTTGTTCTTACTACGTCGACCTAGTGCCAGGGCAATGTTTTCTAATTCATCAATACGGCCAATTACCGGATCGATTTTATTTTTAGTAACTTGATCGTTCAAGTTGGTGGTGAATGCCGCCAGTGCCTTGTCGCTTTGATTATGGCTTGGACCTTCTTCCTCGTCATCTGATCCGGATGAATTGTTCAAATAGTCGTTAAACTTTTCTTTATCAATTTCTGCTTTTTGTATGAAGTAATGTGCCCAACTGCGTTTCTCGCCTATCATAGCAAGGAATACATCTGTAGGTTCAATACGTTGGCGACCGTTAAATAATACTTGAGTGAATGCACGATTAAGTACACGTTCAACTGCTTGTGTCTTTTTAGGTTTGACTACAACCTCATCTGTTTTAATTTCGTCGCATTTGTGCTGTAAATAGTTTGCTATTTCTTGTTTCAAAGCGTCTGCATCTTGCCCAAAACCGTTTATGGCATTACTGAAATTTTCCTCCATGAGCATAGCTAACAGCAAATGCTCGATAGTTAGATATTCGTGATGTAGTTTTTTAGCAGTATCGATTGCTTTTTCAAATACTGCTTGTAGGTTATCACTTGGTTCAACCATTATGTTTCCTCTTTTTAAGTAATTTCTTTTTAGCTAATGCTAATTTTAATGGGCTGATGTTGTCTATAAAACAAACACCGTCTAAATGGTCCAGCTCGTGTTGAAAACATCTTGCATCTATACCAGTTAGTTCTATTATACGCTTATTTCCCTGTCTGTCAACATACATGGCAGTAATACTTTTATGACGCGGCACTTTTAAGAATAATTCGGGAAAACTTAAACATCCTTCATCAGCAAGAACTAAATCATTGTCGCCATATAAAATATATGGATTAAACATACAAAATGGCACTTGATCTTTAAGATGGATTGCAAATACTCTTTTGAGTAAGCCTACTTGATTGGCAGCCAATCCAATACCACCACTTTCGATCATAAGTTGAACCATGTCAACTTCTAGTGCTTCTGCACCGGTATCCTTTTCAAAATCCCAGTGTACTGCCTGTTGTTTTAGTATTGGGTTAGGATGTTTGATTAATTGCATCATTGAGTCGTCTTAGCTCTTCTACCAGTAATGGGTTAGTGACTGCGGGAGTTTTTATATTTACAACGGACACGAATCTTCCTTTTACTCCAGTATTTACGTTTGGAAATCCATTTCCATGGCTAGCAAATTCTACCCCTGACTCAACACCTGCACGTATTTCTAAATCTATAGTTGATCCGTTTATTGTTTTAATAGATTTTCTACAACCAATCATTGCTTCAATAGGATTAATATTTACGGTAGTATATAAGTCATCTCCATTTCGACTAAATTTAGGATCCGGCATTACTATTACTGTAACATTTAAATTACCTCTGGGCATCTGCGGAATAGAGTCATCGCCGAGGCCGCTGTATCTAATAGTATCTCCGTGTGTAATTCCTGGAGGAACGTTGATAACTACATTTTGATTACGGCCACTGGGTAATTTAAAACTGGCTTCTAATTGTTTGCCTGTAAAACTATCAAGCAATGTTATTTGGCATTGTATGTTTAAATCTCTGTTCCTACGCATACCGGGATGTCCTCCTCGCATGTGTGCAAAAATATCGCCAAACGGACTACCACCGCCAAACGGATCAAAGCCACCACCAAAGGGGTTTCCGGTATTGAAATGAAACTGTTGTCCACCGCCAAACTGTCGTTGTTGATCGTATTCGGCTTTCTTCTGTGGGTCGCTTAGATTTTCGTAAGCAACACTAATATCTTTGAATCTGGCTTGATCTCCACCCTTGTCTGGATGATGTTTATTAGCCAAGCTCCTATATGCTTTTTTAATTTCGTCTGGGCTAGCACCTTCGCTAACACCTAGTGTTTGGTAATAATCAGTCATAGTCGT